GTTCTTATGAACTTCAATTATATAATTCAAGTAACCAACAAATAGGTAAAACCTTAATCAATTTATTATGAGCGAAGAACAAGAAGGAGGTACATCAATCAAGAGTATCTTAATTGGATTAGTAAGTACAATCACTATTGCAGTGGGTGGATTTATAACCAATAAACTAACAGGTGGAGAAGAAGAAGAGAAAACAGAAGTTGTATCAGCCCCTGCTCCAGTGATTAATATTACTAACTCAAATCAGCAACAACAAGCTGCTGATAGGACTATTGTAATAAACCGTTCAGCACCTGCGAACGCAGCTTCTGCTACTAAATCAGCTCCTGCTGCTAAGCCAGTAGAGCCTAAGAAGACAGAGACAGAAAAAAGAAAAGAAGAAGGATTAGAGTGGTAAATTATGGATAAATCAATTGTATTAATATTGTGTTTTGTTTTGTGTGCTGTTTCAACTGAGATAAACTCTCCAGCTATTTTTGTATCATCCTTTGCATTTGGAATTGGATATACAATTGTAAGAGGTGGGTTTAAATTTGATAAAGATATAAGAGACACGCATAAATGGTAAAGTATTTAGTAATATTATTATTCAGTACATCACTCTTTTCTCAGGTGCTTGGTAAGACTTCTACAGAAGAATATCAGGCATCTTTTGAAGAGAAGGAGTCAATATTAACTATTCCTGAATATAATGGTAAGCCAATTCCAATTGCATTGTTGGATATTGGAGTGAGTAAAGATGTTATTGAGCAATACCCTGAGCTTGGCGATTATAGAGTAGGACTTGGTCTTACTAATATAGTTGTGGCTTTTTTAGAGGAAACATTTCGATTTGAATTTGTAGAAACTAAAGACGCTATCAAAGACAGAATGGTAGCTCAATATAAAGCATCACAAAAAGGATTGTCTACTGAAAAGATAGAACTGAAAGGTAATATTGTATTAGCAAAATACTTCTGTTACATCGAGGTGTACGACTTTTCTATTTCAGAAGATGAGACAATCAATTTAAAAGATGGTGTAAAGAATAAATTAGTCACAAGACTTGGTCTTCAAGTAAAGATGGTTGACTCACAATCAGGAACTTATATGACAGGTTCAGGACTTGGTAAGGCAGTTACAACTAGAGAACTAACATTAATTAATAACGACAACTTAACAGAGGTTAAATTTAACCAATCAAGCATTGGAACATCTACTAAAAAGGCATTAGAAAGTGCAACCGCTAAAGTTGTTAAACGAATGATACAGAAAAATGTGTTTAATTGAGAAAGTTCTTATACATATTGTTTCTATCGGTAGCATCGTATAGCCAAACAGTAACACAAACATATTACGACAAGTGTACTGGAGAGACTAAAGTATATGTAATACCAATCCAAGGCTCAACAGTCGTGGTTTATTATAATAAATCAATGAATGTCACTTATAATGATGTTCAATCAGGTGCGTTTCAGAGATGGCTAGAAGCCACTTATTTATGGTGGTCTACTTACAATCCCTGCTCAGCAGCACAGGCTACTCAAACAGTAGTACAACAAACGTCTCAACAGGCTGCACAAGTCGCATCACAAGCGGCAGCTCAAGCAGCAAGTTCAATTCCAATTCCATCAGCACCACCTATCCCTCCACCTGCTCCGCCTCCAGCAGCTCCGCCTCCACCCGCATCAGCTCCTGCTCCTGCTCAAAAGGCAGAAACAAAAACAGAAACTAAATCCGAGCCTAAACAGGAAGAAAAAAAGGAAGAGCCTAAGCAAGAAGAGAAAAAGCAAGAGGAGAAGAAACAGGAGGAGAAGAAAGAAGAGAAAAAGAAGGAGGAAAAGAAACAGGCTCTACAGCCAGTACTTATCGCTGCCAACTTTATGACGATGCAAACCCTAGATGGTTCTTTCAATCAGGTTGCCTCGTTTGGTTTATCTAAAAGCTCACTAACTGGTGCTACATCTTACAGCGCCAATGCGATGGTTTGGAGTAACTTAAAACAATTTTCAGTATCTTTGTCTAAGAGTAGTATTCTATTCAATTATGATAAGAAAATACCTGTAATGGTTGGTAAGGAAGTCTTAGGATATACTTACGTTAGAGGGACTATTTATAAAATTACAGGAGTAAACATAACAGCGATGTTAATGTTTAATACAAAGGTCTTATCTATTGGAATGAATGATGTGTTCTTACTAAAAAAAGGAATGGTATTCGGATATGCTATTGGTGGTACTTTTATAAATATGGATAAAGATATAATGGTATCTCCATCGCTTACAGCGTTTATAACAAGACCATTTAATTTTAAGAGATATGTAATATCTCCAATGGTAGCATTATCATCATCTCCAGCGAGTTTCACAACCGCTACTCACGAGATTACGTTTAGTAAATATTTGAGTTATATAGTTGGAAGCAACTTTGACTTCAATTTAACTAAAAGGTTTAAAGCAAATATAGGAATAACAACAATGAATAGCACACAAGACATACCAATGACTTACGCTATAACAATAGGAAGTAAAATTAAAATTTAATAAAAATGAGTAAGAAGATTGCAGAATTTCAGGCAGCTAACGGATTAGGCGCTGATGGTATTTTAGGAAAGGCTTCATTTGCAAAAATGAAAGAATTGTGGAAAGTGACAGATGAGCAGTTGGCTCACATCTTAGGTCAGTGTCATCACGAGTCAGGTGGATTTGTGGCTGATACAGAAAACCTTAATTATGGAGCTAAGGGTCTTATGGGTATTTTTAAAAAATACTTTCCTACAGAAGCGATAGCTAAGGCTTATGAAAGACAACCTGAAAAGATTGCTAACAAAGTTTACGCATCTAGAATGGGTAACGGAGACGAGAAATCTGGAGAAGGATGGAAGTTTAGAGGAAGAGGCGCTCTTCAATTGACAGGTAAGGATAACTACAAAGCGTTCACTGCTTTTATCAAAGAAGACTGTGTGGCTAATCCTGATTTGGTTAAGGGTAAATACTTTTTAGAGAGTGCTTTATTCTTTTTTAATAAGAATGGATTGCTTCCATTATGCACTACAGTAACTACTGACTCTATTACCAAAGTGTCTAAAAGAGTTAATGGCGGGGTTCATGGTCTCGATGACCGCATAGCTCAAACAAATAAATTCTATAAACAGATAAAAGGATAAATAAATATTTATGGATTATAAAAAAGTATATGATGACTTAATGATTTCTAGGCTTTTAATGAAACAAGAAAGACATAATGAAAGAAAAAATGGAAAATATTTTGAAGGTCATCATATACTTCCAAAATGCAAAGGAGGAGAAGGTAATAGTTCTAAAGGTTTAAATAATAAAAATATTGTTTTGTTGACAGCTAGAGAGCATTTTTTAGCACACTGGTTGTTGTGGAGAATTTATAAAGACAGACAAATGGCTTTGGCTTTTCATAAAATGACTTCTTCAAATAAAAAACAAAATAGGGTTATTAGCTCTAGAGCTTATGAAGAATGCAGAATAGCTTTTTCTGAAACAAATAAAGGAAATATTTATGGTAAAGGAGTTGTTAAGATAATATCTGAAAAACAAAAAAGTCAAATTTCTGAAAAATTGAAAGGAAAATATGTGGGGGATATGAACTCTTTTTTTAATAAAAAACATACTGAATTTTCCAAGAAATTAATGTCAAATAAAGCTAAAGATAGGTTTTCTAAAATAGAAAATTCACATAATTATAAAGGTAATAGATTAATTTATAAAAAAGAAATTTTAATGTTTGTATGTAAAAGTAATAAAGAAGTTTCTGACATAATAGGAGCTACAGAGTCAAATATAAGAGCAGTTTTAGCTGGTAATCAAAAAACCTGTAAGGGTTATATAATTAAATATGAAAAATAAGATGAAATACATTAAGAACCAGTGGTTAGGGTTTGTATTGATATTTATTTATATCGTAATGCAACACCAAAATACTTTAGACCAATCTAAATTAGAGTTTGAAAATAAGCAATTACTTAGTGAGGTAAAGTCTTTAGAAAAAGAAGCTAAAACAAATGAAATAAAAATCGACAGTCTTAAATCTGTAGATGTAGTTTATGTGGATAAAATAAAAGTTATAAAAGAGACTCTTGTAAAAGAGCTTCACGTTATTGATAGTTTACCACATAGCGGAATAGAACAATTTTTCGCTAATAGATATAATAGCAAAGACTCAGTTACTTTTGTACCTGAGTCTGTAGCTAGACAAACGGCTGCTGAACTTGTAAACTGTGACGCTATAAAACAAATTGCATCTAACCAAGAGGAGAGAATAAATAACTTTATTGCTAAGGATAAGGTGTACGAAAATCAGATTGGAATTAAAGATACTATAATTAGTAAACAGAAAGTAGTTATTGGAAACCAACAGACTATAATCAACAAATCCAAAGCTCCTAAATTTAGCGCTTTAGTTGGTTTAAGTACACAACAAACGTCTTTCGAAGAACCTAATTTCTACACTAGAGCGATTATTAATATAAAAAAGATTAACTTTGGTATTCAGTATAACTTACAACCAAGCAATTACAACCTAATTTTTGAATATAAATTGTTTTAAAAATGGCAAAGAAACAAACAGAGGTACAGAAGAAAGAAAAGGTAAAAGTGAGCAGACCTGGCGTACACGCAAAATCGGGGAGTTCAAAACTAAAATCGAGTAAGAACTATAAAAAGCCCTACGCTGGTGGGGGAAGATAAACTATGAGATACAGAATAAACGAAACAATTGCGAAACAACTAGGACTTGAGATAAACAAATCAGGTCGTTATAGAATTACTAAAGAACAAGAGAAAGAGTACTTTAAGATAAAGTCAGAAACAGACTCAAATAATTACCAATCTAAAAGTAATACTCACTTTACGGCTATAGCCGATAATGGAAGTTTAATGAATATCCAACAATATTGTGAGTATTACGGATTGGATTATTCTAAAATTAGAAGTTGGAAATTAATTACTCACTCTTCTGTTCCATTTTATAATGTTGTTTTTTATGAAACATTTGAAGAAAAAGACGATACATTTAGAGAAGACCTTATTAGAGACTTACAACAATACTCTCCTAAGTTTCCTAAATTAGAACGCATAGAGAGTAACGATAGTTATCTATTGGTTATAGACCCTGCTGACGTTCATATCGGTAAATTATGTTCTGCCTTTGAAGTAGGAGAGTCTTATAATAACCAAATAGCAGTACAGAGAGTGCTGAGTGGTGTTAGAGGGATATTGGATAAAGTATCATCATTTAAGATTGATAAAATATTATTTATAGGTGGTAATGATATATTACATATCGATACACCTAAGCGTACAACCACAAGTGGTACACCTCAAGATACAGATGGAATGTGGCACTCTAACTTTCTAATCGCCAAGCAATTATATGTAGATACGTTAGAGATGCTGCTCTCTGTAGCTGATGTACATTTCACATTCAATCCAAGTAATCACGATTATATGAATGGGTTTTTCTTAGCTCAGGTTATAGAGGCTTACTTTAAGAATTGTGATAACATTACATTTGACTGCTCAATCGCTCATCGTAAAGGATTTAAATACCACAACAACTTAATTGGTACTACTCACGGAGATGGAGCTAAACAAGATTTACTACCACTATTGATGGCTCAAGAGTTCCCGATGGAATGGAGTCAAACCAAACACAGATATATTTACACGCACCACGTGCATCATAAAACATCAAAAGACTATATTGGAATTACAGTAGAGAGTCTTAGAAGTCCAAGTGGAACAGATAGTTGGCATTCACGTAATGGGTATCAACACGCTCCTAAAGCCATTGAAGGGTTTTTACACTGTAAGGTCAATGGTCAGGTGGCACGGATTACACATTTATTTTAAAAAAACAAATGACACCATAAAAGGTGTCATTTAAATTAGTATCTTTGATACGTTTCATAAGTTTTAGTTTTTTCTGGTTCTTTCGGATTGACCCCTATCTCAAGTAGGGGTCTTTCTATATACAGAGTGTCATTTATGATGCTCTGTCAAAAGCTACCACTGTCTCTTAGACTCTATCTTTTCAATATATTCTTTTTTTATCGCAATTGCTTGTTCAAGTCTTTCTTTTATTAATTCTATCATATCTTCGTCACGTTCAACGATAATTGTGTGATGATATACTTTATCATTTACTTCTAAATAATTGAAGAAATAGGCTCGTTTGCGGTCTGTAGCTAACATTTGCATCTGCATTTGAGCTACATATACTTTATCGATGTTCTCTTCAGCTACCAATCTAAAGAATTTCTTTCCTTTAGGGCATTTTATCTCTAAAATCGCATCGTCATCAACTAGTCCATCAGGAGATGCTCCTGCGTGTTCTCCATAAGTAAAGAAGCTACAGTTTTGCACGTTTAGATTTGGATGTACTTCTTTAAACTTAGCAAAAGCAATTGGTTCTAAATCAATACCACGTTGCATATCTTTAGAAGTAAATCCTTCTTCTACTTCTCCATACAATTGCTCGATAGCTTTATCGATAGCATACGTCTCTCCTGTTAGCCCCATACCTTTTATTCCTAATAAGTCAATAATCTTACTTGCTGTGAATTTTCCGTACCTGTCTTTAAACCACTCTTCACTTCTTTGGTCTACTTGTTTTGGTGTAAACGTGTCATACTTTACTTCTTTCCTCATAACTTTTAATTTCTTGTTTAATAATATCTTTAATAACTGGTTCTTTAATTGAATCTGCGAAGTTCTTAATATGCTCTAATATTCTTTTAAGTTCTATAACTTCTTGGTGCAGTGTATGTACTCTTGACTCTAATCTTCTTTCTTCGTTACTCATCTTGTAAATGTTTATAGACTACAAATTAACAAATTATACCTTAAAGTACAAAATTTTAGCGTTATTTATAATGTGTAAAAATAGTAAATAACTATTGCACAGTTTGTTTTTTATCT